GCTCTGCTTGCGATCGTTCTTGGCTAGCAGGCCGCGGTTCGTGTTGTCGTATTGCTTCACAGGCTCAACTCCTTCAGATGATTTACTTTGCGGTCAACTTCAAACAGGAAATTCGTCACAGCCTGCGTGATCTCGAGGATCGCTGGCTGGTCGCGGTGAACACGGATGATGTGCAAGCGCAGGCGCTCGGGCAGTTTCGGCTGATACACAACGTAGTCGCACCAGTCGCGCCCGGTCACGGCCATCTGCCATTGCATCTGGAGGCGGTGTTCGGTCGGAACTTTCTTGCTCTCGATGACGTCCAAGCTCGCCGCAGGTTGCAGGCACTTGATCTCGACCAAACCATCCGTACCGACAAGGCCATCCGGTGACGCACCGGCCTCGAGCTTCGGGTGCTTGATGAACCCGACCTCCTCGACAAGCTGCCCCACACGGGCGCTATAAGCGGCTCTGGCCTCGGCCTCGGTGTCGATGCCGTGCTGCATGGCCGGTGACGTATACGTCTCCGTAGCCTGCCCTGTGAGGCGCTCGCATACGAGCTGCGCCATGTAGTTACGATAACCGGCCTTCGACTTGTCCATCATTACGTTGCTGATGGCACTTGCGGTCACTCGGCCTACGCGACTGGCGTGCCAGTCAGGGGTGCGCTGCTCCATGATTACCATCCCTGATTGGTGAGTTTGAAGTTGCCGATCGGCCAGCGGCGCACGATGTTCTCGTTCGGCCACGCCAGCACGACCGACCCGTGTTCGTGCTTCCAGCAGCCATCTCCAGTCATGCCGTCGCCGCTCATGTAGAAGACGCGCTTCATGTCTTCCTGCTTCAGCCCGAGCGAAAACTCGCTGACGTCGAGCTGGCATGGCTCGGTCGTCAAAATGGTCTTGCCGCGCCAATCGTTCTTAATGCCTGCGGTAGCAAAGATGCCAGCATTGGCGGTGGTGGATACAACAGCGATTGCTGTGATGATGACATTACGCATTGGTGATCTCCTTTTTTCTAGCTGTAAACTTATTGACGCCACGGGAGCGGATAGCCTCCGGCAATGTGTGATAAAGGGTATTGAGTTCTTCGACGGTATTGCAGGCGGCAATCTCGGCGTTGAGTTTGGCTTCGATCTCGTCGGCCTCTGATTCCGGCAGATCCTCGCCAGCGTAGATGTACAAGCCGAGGCCGTGCAGCGCGATGCATTTGGCAAGGCAGCGCATGATGCTGGTATTGACGGCAAACGCATTCGGGTTCTGGATCGGCTGGTTGCGGTGGTCGAGCACCGGCAGCAGGCAGGTCTTGATGTCGCCCTTGATCTCGACCGAGACCTTGACCATTCCGGTCTGATCCTTGAGATAGACCAGCGGTAGTCCGTCGTATTCGTGGACGGTGTAGCGCGCAGTCGCGTCGATCTTCAGCACCTCGGCCCACGCCCATGCCCACGACAGATACGAGAGATTGTTCTTTTTCTCGATGTGGTCGTTGACGTTAATCTTCAGCAGTTCGCTCATGACAGGCTCCCGTAGATCTTGTTGAGTTCGTCTTCGATAACAGCGTTCAGTTCGGCCAGCGCTCGATCGCAGGCGGCGATGCGATCCTGCTCGTCACGCTCGGCGAGCTCCTGATCCTGCTGCTGCCACCAGCTCTGGTCGTCGTTGCCCCAAGGCGCGAGGTCACTCATGGCTTTGTACCTCCTCTTGTTGTGTGCAGCCGCCGTCACCGCACGGGTCGAGTGCGGCAGCCAGTAGAAACAGAATGATCAGTCCGATGAACTGCGGCCAAGGAGACTTCATCGCTGGTCTCCCGCGACAGCCTGTACGCCAGAGGCGTAGCCATCGGTCTTGCCCATCGAATAGGCGTACTTGACCGACTGCTCGATGATCGGGTCGAGCGACTTGTTGTCGACGAACTTGATCAGATCTTGGATAACGCGCTCGAGTTCGGCGCGATAGGCGATGTCGTTCATGCGGCCTCCTTGAGGGCGTTGACTACGGGAATCCAAGCGGCGAAGCGAACCGAGTCACGCTCGACTTGCTCGAACAGATCCGGCTGCTCGTCGAGGTTGGCGCGGAAGAACTTGATCTCGCAGGCGACGCAGTAATCGTCGCAGGTGGCTTCGGCTCGTTCGCAGGTGTAGCAGCTCATCGTGTATCTCCGTCGTTGTTATGTGTGTATCGTAACGTCGGTTAAGGGGAAGTCAAGCCCCGGGAGGGGCGGCGGGTTTGAAGTCCCCGCCCGTTAGTGATTAGAAGTTGTAGTCGTAAAACTTGACCGGCTCATCAGAGAGTTGGAAGCGGCGACCGTTGGCATCCTTCCAGCCCTGCTTGCCAAGGCGAATGCGAACAACCGGGGCATCCGCGCTGCTGGAAATGATCCAACGCTGATCACGCTGATTGACGACCGTACCGCAGAACCCGCCAGCGACAAAGTCAGGCTTCCAGTTCGGATCGCGCTCGGCGTTCATGGCGCGGATCTCAACAGTCTTGTCGCTGACCTTGCGGATAATCTCGAACGGGTTGACGTCGCTGTAACCGATGTGATTGGCGTATTGCATTGTTGTATCTCCTATCCAGCACCGTGCTGGTATGGGTGAACATTAACACAAGTTAAACCCTTGCAACCATCCAACCAGAAAAAATAGGTACATATTTTGCCGTGCATATTCCCTTTGCCTTTTCTCCGTAACGGCGGTTAAGATCGGCAGGCTATGAATACCAATGACCTACTCGCTGCCTTTCACGGCAGCAAAGCACAAGTGGCTCGAGCGTTCGGCGTATCCGCTCCCGCGGTATCACGCTGGGTGCGTAACGGAGTCGTTCCCGAGAAACAGGTACTACGCTGGAAGCTCGGCCTTATAGTCGCGCCAGAGGCTGCTACAGGGCGTCTTGCTCGCAAGCAGTTGCAGATAGCCGCGGCTCGCAGATGGGCTGATAAAGGCTGACGATGTCCAGAAACGACAAAGCCCCTTGCGGGGCCTTGACGCGGTCGGGGTGATGACCGTACGCTTACTATGCGAAACAGCGTGATGGAATTCTGACTGACCGTTCTGGTCATGTCAAACCCCCCACGCAGTTCCCTTGGCATGGAACGAAAAATCTGCCAGCGGAGGGCCGATCGTTTGGATCGGGCTGGGCACCGCTTACCAAAGTCCAGCGGGTCTAAACACCGTGGCTATACGGGCATTTAGGCATGACTTCGCTACCTTCCGATTTAAGGGGGGTAGGGGGGTCATTCCCGGGCTTCCGAGCATTAGGGGTTAAGAGTATGAGATGGGTAGTGCGGAGTGACCAAGCCAAGTACATGAGGGAAAGGCAAGATCAGAATCTCAAGAAGCAAGTACCAGCAGAGATCTGGGCAGCAGAGAAACTCAAGTCGACTAACCGTAAGTGGGTAAGGCAAGCAATCTGGGGTTGTCGATTGTTTGACTTCTGGTGCCACGAATTAGGGATTGCAGTTGAGATCGATGGTCTCACTCACGATAAGGATTACGATCGCGCTCGAGATCAATACAACTACTACCGCAGCGGGATTGTTGTACTGCGGGTTCCAAACTTCGATGAGCTTGCAATGCAAAACGCATTGGATATGATCAGTCAAGCTGATTCATGGGCAGTTCGCAAACTACAGATGAGGCAAGAATTCCGACTGAAACATGATGAAAGTTTTAGCCAGATCTTGAAGAAAGTCGGATTGAAGAAGGCTCGCGGGAACTGGCAAGTTCAAAAATAAATAACGTATATACACAGAAGATATACAGGAGATACATACATGGGTGATGAATTCGTCTACTCACCGTCTGCTAAAGCCGAGAAGAAAGTACCAGACCGTACAGACTCCGCTATCAATTCATCAGCAGACTACTGGGCTACAGCAGTAACAGAGAACCCTCTCAATCGCCTTCGATTACTCGATGCCAAACTTGCTAGACCGGGCGTCGATGTGGAAACAATCAAAGCTCGAGCTGGTGAACTAATCCGTGAACTAGGTGCAGCCAAAGTCTTGACCGATCCTGATTGCGTTGGTTTAGTGCGTCAGTTGTTCGGTCAGCGTGGAGTCGATCGGTTACGGGAAAGGGCCAAAGAGAATGCGTGATCACATCAATCCAGATCATTACCAGCAGGATATCGAGACTGTCGATTTCATGCGAGCGAATGCTAAATCCCAAGAACATTTTCTCGAGTTCTGTAGACTGACAGCACTTGGCTACATTGCTCGAGCAGGGCGTAAACCGGACAACCCGATGGAACAAGACGCACAGAAAGCAATCTGGTGGCTCACTTGGATGACAAACAATGACCCTCGCAATCGATAAGGCAACCGCGGCTGGCCCGCGTAATGACGACGACGAACCGTACCGCGCTCTGTGGTCAAGCGTTCTGTATCTCGCCATCCGTGACTGCAACCGAAAGGGCAATGCTCGAGCTGCGCTGCATTGGATCTATGCACCGCACGATGAGGTCGGAAGCCTGCGCTGGATCTGCGATATGCTCGATCTGGACTATCAGAAACTACAGAACATCTGCATGAGCCGTGAAGGGCGCGCGCAGATCCTAAAACGTAACGTGAGAATGAATCATGCGTATCGTCCTCCCGTGGCCTCCCTCGATTAACCACTACTGGCGCAACTACCGCGGTCGAATCGTGGTATCGGCAGACGGGAGAGCGTACCGGCAGACCGTATCCTATCGGATACTCGAGCAGGGAATCCCTCGGGATAACCTTTCTTGCAGGCTCGCGGTCAGCATCGATGCGTACCCACCAGACAAGCGGCGGCGCGATCTCGATAACATCCAGAAGGCGCTGCTTGATGCACTAGTCCACGCTGATGTCATTGAAGACGACAGCCTAATCGATGCCCTATCCATCCAACGGCATGAAGCCAAGGATGAGGGCGAAGTCATTGTGAGAATCCAACCTTATGCCAAAGAGATGCAGGATCTGCGGAGTTGAATACGTTTTCAAGTGTAGGCAGGAGAAGTACCACGACATCCTGCAACAGATGATCAATCAGGACACCGTCAACAAACTGATCAAACTGCTAGGAGATGGCATTGACGAAGGAAGAAAAAGTGCGCGAACTTTGGTGCCAAATTCGCAAATTAAATCAAGAGCTAAACGCAATACACCGCGAAATATCCCGCGTCGAACTTGGTTTGCAGGAACCCTTCGACTTCGGTAAGGATTGGGTGCCGCCTTACTTGAGGGAAGGATCATGTATACCGTTGAGGACGATGTAACGGACGAGGAGTTGGCAGGCGTTGATCTGGCGCTCACTTTGATGGTGTCTTGGCATACCATGAAGCAGTATGAACGGGTGCTGCGCAGGATCAGCAAATGGAACGACGATGGCCCCTCGATTTGGGCGCGCCGGGTGTTGAACGAGTACGAACGGAGGCTCGATTCGTGACGGACGGAATCAGGTTAGCGCCCTGCCCGAACTGCAACGCGGCAGGCTGGATCGCTGACGGGCAAGGAGATTGGATCAGGTGCTGCGAGTGCAATCCCGAACCGCCGCCGAAAGAGTCAGCCAAGATTATCCAATTCGCCCGGGGTGCCAAGGTCAAGCAAAAGCCGGTAGACGATCTGCCGCCAGCGGCATAGAATCCTGATATGAAGCCCGGACTCTACGCCAACCTCAATGCGAAACGGCAACGGATCAAAGCCGGTTCCGGTGAGCGTATGCGCAAGCCGGGCGAGAAAGGCGCGCCGACTGCGAAGGCGTTTCGTGAATCTGCGAAAACGGCGTTGAAGAAATGAAAGGCAAAGGCGCAGAAATGCTCGCCAAGCACCTCGAGATGATGGACGAGGAAGGCTACGAAGGCGAAGAGGAAGGCGGCGAGGAGGCTGGCGAACTCGAGTTGAAGCTCAAGTTCAAGTCTGCTGCCGAGGCCCGCGACTTCCTGATGAAGGGATTCGGTAGTGCTGGCAAGCCGTCTCGGCGATAACGGTGACACCGATCTGCCGCCAGTTCGGCGTGGTGTCGCTGGCGAGATCCGCGTGGGTGCGGCTGCATTCCGCCCGCTCGCTGCCCGTGCAACCCGACTGGCAGGCGCGCAAGCGGTGGCTAGACCCGCGCTCGGTGGCGCAGTCCGTGACCGCATTCCGTTCTACGAAGACCGCAGTCGTCCGTCACCCGATGTGCAGCTAGTCCCATGAAGACCGCTGCATGGCAACGCAAGGAAGGCCAGAACCCAAAGGGCGGCCTCAACGAGAAAGGAAGGGCTAGTTATGCTCGAGAGACTGGTGGAACACTTAAGGCTCCGGTTCGCAGCGGCGACAATCCGCGTCGAGCAAGCTTTCTCGCGCGCATGGGCAGCGCTCCGGGCCCGATGGAGAAAGACGGTAAGCCAACCCGCCTTGCCCTCGCCCTCCGAGCATGGGGAGCCAGCAGCAAAGCCGACGCGAAAGCGAAAGCGAAAGCGATAAGTAAACGAAACAAGGCAAAGGATTAGTAACCATGCCGCTAAAGCAAGGATATAGCCAGAAGACGATCAGCTCGAACATCTCGAAAGAGGTCAGGGCTGGCCGCCCGCAGAAGCAAGCGATTGCGATCGCACTATCAACCGCACGATCGGCAGCCAAGAAGGCGAAGAAGAGCGCTGTCGTTCGACGCCTGACGGAGAAGTAATGGCAGACCGAGCCGAACA